GGAGCAGGTGATTGGAGAACTGTTTAATTAAGGAATTAAAATGGCACAAGGTAACGTAGAATTTACTAAAAAAGTTAATTATCAAATAGGCAAAACTGATTATGCTGATGTTATATTAGATGATATTCAAAAAGTACAAGTAGCTCAACATATACTCAACGCTCAGATCAACGCTGGTGATTTAGTCACCGATATTGAAATGCCTATTGGTATGTTAGGAGCTGAGCTTGATTGGGACGAAGGGGTCTTAGACGACCTACTCGTCGGAATTGCTTCTGGGCCAAGATTAACAATAATTCAAGACCTTGCCGATGAAAATGTCAGAGTTGGATATCAAGATCATTTTAGTTTTGATGTTAATTCCCCAAGCGAAGCTGGTTTTGACTTTACTTTCCCAAGTAGAAATGGTTATATAATAGATGCTATTATAGATTGGGGAGATGATACACAATCTGATATTACAACATGGAACGATCCTAATCTAGTTCATAATTATACTGGTTTGTTTGATGGAACCATCACAGTCAAAGGTGTATGTGAGTTTTTTCAATTTACTTGGACAGAACAAAATGTAGTATCACTAAACGAAGTAATAAATCTTACCAATCTTAGAGCGGTTGGTTTTGGTAGCCAAACAGGAATTGGTGATGGCGGTCAATTTAATGTTCATCCTTCTTGGTGGCAGAAATGGGCTATAGTAGAGGACTTTAGCTATCTATTTTATAATTGTGGCATAAGTGAAATACCAACTAGTTTATTTAGTAATTGTACTTCTGCAACAACATTCTATAGAGCTTTTAGTGGTAATCCAAATATTACTACAATACCAGATGGGTTGTTTGATGACTGTACTTCCACTATCAGTTTTGAAGAAACTTTTAAAGATATTGGCATAACAGAAATTCCAGTAGATTTATTTAAATATATACCTGATGTATTAAATAATAATCGGTGGAAGAGTACTTTTAATGGATGTGGAGACCTAACAACAATACCCGCTGACCTATTTAGATACCATACATTAGCAACAACTTTTTCTGGAACGTTTTTCTACTGTACGTCTTTGGTAGAAATACCTGCAGGGCTATTTGATTACAATACAGATGTAACAAGCTTCACCTCATTGTTTTATGGTTGTTCTTCATTAACAACAATACCTGCTGAATTATTTAGATACAACATATTAGCAAAAACTTTCTTACAGACATTTCGATATTGTACTTCAGTGACTACGATACCACCAGGAATGTTTGATTACCATCCAGATGTAACTTATTTTAGAGAAGTATTTGCAGGAACAGGTATAACTTCAATTCCGGATAACTGGATGGATAATATGCCGTTGATTAATAATGTCTACCAATTATTTAATAATTGTTCTTCATTAACAACAATACCTGCTGAACTATTTAGATATAATACTTTAATAGAAAATGCGATAGGTATATTTCAAAATTGCACTTCATTAGTAACAATACCAACAGGATTATTTGATTATAATACAGAAGTAATTGACTTTTCAAATGCGTTTTCTGGAGATAGTGTGTTAACAACAATACCAGCAGACTTATTTAGATATAACACTAAAGTAACTAATTTTAGTGCTGTTTTCTATAATGATGTAGAGTTAACATCACTTCCTACTGGATTATTTGATAATTGTTCTTCTGCTACTAATTTCAGCAACTCGTTTAGATTTTGTTCTTTAACATCACTTCCTGCTGACTTATTTGATGATTGTACCGCCGCTATTGAATTTGATTACTGTTTCCAAAATAACAATATAAGAACAATACCTGATAATCTATTTGACAGTTGTACTTTAGCTACAGAGTTCAATTACTGTTTTGGAGGATGTAGTGATTTATATGATGTTCCAGATGAACTATTTAGATATACTACTTCAGCTGATAATTTTGAAGACTGTTTTGGATATTGTACTGTATTATCTGGTTCAGTTACAGGAACAGGAGAATTACAAACTTGGATGGCATCTCATTCTCCTTCTGCAGCTTGGAGATGTTTTCAGGGGTGCACCGGAATTCAAGACTGGGATTTAATTCCTGTGACTTGGGGTGGTGGTGGATTAGCTGCTTTAACTAATAATATGAATTTAACTATTCATGGGCAAGATCCAACTACTTGGGATTTTACGCTGCCAATAAATAATATCGCAAATACAGGAATGGATATTGAAATTACTTGGGGAGATGGAACTTCTAATACTTTTATAACTGATTATACTTCTTCTGATGCTATTCATACTTATACTAATGGAGAGGTAGATAACACTCTAAATATAAAAGGAAAACTTTCTTGGTTGGATTTTACCAATTCAACAGAGCCAGGAGCACTTGTTGAAACAGGTACAGTTTCTAGGGATTTAGGGTTAACTCAATTTAAAATAAATTATTGCGCTAATTTAACATCTGTTAATTCCGGCTTAAAAGAGCATAGACAGCTTGAAAGCATCGCTTCTTTTTTTAGAGGATGCACTTCATTAACAACAGTTCCAGGCGACATTTTCGATTATGCTTATTCAGCAAATCATCTTTATGATTTATTTAAAAGTTGTTCTTCTTTTGATACAATCCCTTCTGGTTTATTTGATAATTGTATAAGTACTTTGGATTTTGATGGTGTTTTTTTTGGTACGTCTATAACATCTATACCAACAGATTTATTTAAATATAATACTTTAGTGACTGACTTCGATGCTACTTTTTCATACACCGATATAACATCTATTCCAGCAGATTTATTTAAATATAATACAGCAGTAATCAGTTTTACAGCAACTTTTAATAACTGTACTTCATTGGCTACAATACCAGCTGATTTATTTCGATATAACACTCTTGTTAATGGCCTCTCTGTAACTTTTTCTAGTTGCACATCAATAATTAATTTACCAGCAGATTTATTTTTATACAACACAGCAATTACTACAATAAACAATTGCTTTAAAAATTCTAATTCAATAACAACAGCAGTTACTGGAGTAAATGATTTAATAGATCAAGTTGAAACAAATAACTCAGGTGTATCAAAAACAGGATGTTTTGATGGCTGTACTTCAATCACAGATTATGCAAGTATTCCAATTGGGGCAAGCGACTGGAGAACTTATTAATAGTAAAGTTAAGTTTATATATCTTTAAGGAAATAAAATGGCTCAAGGCAATGTAGAATTTACTAAAAAAGTAACTTACCAAATAGGCAAAACTGATTACTCCGATGTCGTTTTAGACGAATACGAGAAAATAGAAGTTGCCCAACATATACTCAACGCTCAAATTAATGGCCCAGATGTCATAACAGATACAGAAATGCCTCCACTTATGCTTGGCGCGGATTTAGATTGGGGTGTAGGTATTGTTGATGACTTACTTGTAGGAATTGCAGGAAATAGTAGACTTTCTATTGTACAAGACTTAGATGATGAAAACGTACAGCATATAGAATATAAAGATAGATTTAAATTTAATGTAATTGGAGATGAAGGTGGGCTGGTTTTTACGTTTCCTTCTAACTCTAGTTATGTAGCTGATTTTTATATTGATTGGGGAGATGGAACATCTTCTGATATTACTTCTTGGGATGATCCAGAGCTAACTCATGAATATTTTGGTGCTAGTGGATGGACGGTTGAAGTAAAAGGTATCTGTGAGTATTTATATTTTAATGATGCTGGTATGATATATGAACTTGGAGAATGCTATAACGCTGAAACAATAAAAACAGTATCTTTTCAAAATTCTTCTATTATAAGTATTCCTAGTTCTTGGGGCAAGTTAAATCTTCTTACAACTGCAAGTTCTATGTTTAAGTATTGTAGTAATTTAGAAACAATCCCATCGGGTTTATTTGATAACAGCCCTAATATTAATAGTTTTTTTCAGACTTGGAGAGATTGTTCTAGCCTAACAGCAATCCCAGATGGACTATTTAACAATAATCCTAACGTTAGTTCTTTTTATGGCACTTTTTATAGTTGTTCGCTTATAACATCTATACCAACTGACTTATTTAAATATAATACTTTAGTTCAGACTTTTGGACCTACTTTTCACGATACATCAATAACATCAATACCTGTTGATTTATTTAAATATTGTACTTTAGTAACTGATTTCTCTGATACTTTTAGTAGTACATTAATAACATCAATACCTGTTGATTTATTTAAATATTGTACTTTAGCACAATATTTTCAATATACTTTTAGTAGTACATTAATAACATCAATACCAAAAGGTATCTTTGATTATAATACAGAAGTTAAAAGTTTCAACTCTGTTTTCAGATACTGCTACTCTTTAACACAACTCCCAGTGAAAGATGATGAAGTTAGTCTTAATGGAGAAAGTCTATATGGGACTGAATTATTTATGTCAAGCGAAAATAATGATATACCAGCAAAAGTTAATATGTTTGACTATAATATAAAAGTAACAAACTTCACAGGAACTTTTTCAAGTACAGGAATAACATCAATACCAACTGGTTTGTTTGATTATAATACAGCAGCTTATGAATTCAGTAGTACTTTTGATGGTTGTGATAGCATTACAGCTATACCAGCAAAGCTATTTGACAACTGTTCACCAAACGGCTACTTCTATCAAACTTTCTACTACTGTGACAATTTGGAATCAATTCCAGCAGGATTATTTGACTCAATGACTCAAACTACAAGCTTTAGAAGAACCTTTCAAGGGTGTCCTCTTATTACAGAAATTCCAGCAGGACTATTCGATTATTGTACTGAAGTTACTGTATTTGATTCAACTTTTCAGGCATGTGATACACTTGCAACGATTCCAGCAGGATTGTTTGACTATAACATTAAAGTCACTCAAATGACTGAAGTATTTTATAGTACAGCTATAACATCTATTCCAGTAGATTTATTTAGACATAATACTTTAATTACAAATTTTAAAAGTGTTTTTGCTAACTGTGATCTTTTAACTTCTATCCCTGAAGATTTATTTAGATATAATACTATAGCTGAAGATTTTTCAGGGATTTTTTACACTGCTGATTTAATAGACACGATTCCAGTTGGAATATTTGACTATAATACTCTAGCGTTAACTTTTGATACAGCTTTTGCATTTACCGCAGTAACTGAAATTCCAGCAGGATTATTTAATAATTGTACTGTTGCGACTAATTTTAATGATACATTTAATAGTATAAATATATTAGAAGTACCAGTAGATTTATTTAGATATAATGTTTTAGCTGAAAGTTTTGAAAACACTTTTAGACTTAATGTTTTTTTATATAAAGTTCCCAATAATTTATTTCAATATAATACAGCTGTTATTACTTTTGATGATACTTTCAATAATTGTAGCTCTTTAAACGGAAGCGTAACAGAAACCGGAGAGCTTTATGATTGGATGCAATCACATAACCCAGCTGTTACAACTGGTTGTTTTTATGGTTGCACAACAATTCAGGATTGGGATTTAATTCCTAGTACTTGGGGCGGTGGAGGATTAGCTGCTTTAACTAATAATATTACAATAAATGTTGCAGATAGTGGCACAGTTGCTTGGGATTTCACTCTCCCTATAAATGATATTTTAAATGTTGGAATGGATGTGGTTGTTGATTGGGGTGATGCGGGTCCAACGGACCATATCACCGATTATACTGACGTAGCTGCTACTCATAATTATCCTGATAATATTACTTACACAATAACAATCACAGGAAAATTAAGTTGGATGGATTTCTCCTATAGCTCTCCTCTTAAAAATGTCGGTGTTACGTCAAAAGATATGGGATTTAAGTATATATCATTTAGGAATAGTGACCTTATTACCATTGATGCAAGTTTTGGAAATAACAAACAAATTATAAATTGGGCTAATATGTTTGACGAATGTTTTGATTTGACAACAATACCTCTTGGTACAATAAACGCACGTTACTCAAATGGGAACTACTCAAATATGTTATCTAACACTTGGTCTTTAACATCTATTCCAGCGGGTCTACTAGACAATTGCTATAATGCAACAAACATTGTTGGTATTTTCGAGGGAAGTGCGATTACAACAATTCCAACAGGATTGTTTGATAATATGCCTGAAGTAACTTCTTTAGATAGATTGTTCTATTCAAGTAATAATTTAACTGCAATCCCAATCGGTTTATTTGATAAGCTAATAAACGTAACATCTGCTGAATTTACTTTCTGGCATACATTTGATGTTGCTTCTTTACCTACCGACTTATTTAGATATAATACTTTAATTACTTCTTTTAGGGAGTGTTTTCAAAGCTCCACCACGATAACAACAATCCCTGCCGACTTCTTTAGATATAATATTTTAGCAGAAGATTTTTATAAAGTGTTTAATTCCGCTTGGGAAATCATAAATTTACCAGCTGACCTATTCTTATACAATACTGCAATTACAATAATAGAGTTTGGATTTAAAGGATGTAATCTTTTAGTTACAGCAGTTACTGGAGTTAATGATTTGATTGACCAAGTAGAAACAAATAATGCAAGTGTTACAAAAACTGGATGTTTTGATGGATGCACTTCAATCACAGATTATGCATCTATACCAATTGGAGCTTCTGACTGGAGAACTGTTTAATAGTAAAGTTAATAATATAGAGGAATAATAATGTCACAAAAAAATGTTGACTTCATGAAGAAGAATAAATATCAATTCAAAAAACAAATTACACCACCTGACGATTATGAATCAATCAGAGCAACTCAGGAAATTTTTAATGCTCAGATGGATGGAACAGAAATATTCTTAGATGCAGATATGCCAATAGACCCTTTTGACACAACTGTCGATTGGTCTGTTGGGCCAGCTCCTAACGATGAAATATTTAGAGCTACAAAAAATAAACACATAGCAGAAGAAGATTTAGGCAGTGGTGTTTATGAACCAATAAAAGATTTATCAGGAACTCTACCTTATGGATTACCAAAAGATTATACATTTACTATTACTTATTATGATATTGCAGTCTTTCATAATAAAATCATCTTAGCAGGAGCTGCTGGTATCGTTCATAGTTTTGACTTATTTTCAGAAACTCTTGAAACAGACGGAGCTGGTATCTCAAACGATGGTTCAGCAACAGGTCTATTTGATATTCGTAAAATATTAATAAAAGATGATTTGCTGATATTTGTTACAGTTGGTAATAAAATAGCAACATATGATTATTCAACTGACACTTGGAACGCTCATAATAGCGGAACTCCATACACTAATACTACAAACGCTGCGTTTGGAGAAAACATAACTGGAAGTTCCATTATACTTGATGGAGATACTTTAATAGTTGCTGGAATAGAGGGAGTAGCTTCTCACGATGGAACTGCTTGGAAAAATTATGATGGGACTGGAACAGGAACTGGAATCTTTCTCTACTATAACGAATTAGGTCTTATAGAAGGTAGAGACGAAATTATATCAATAATTAGATATAATCAATTTATCGTATGTTCAACAGTTGGCGCAGCAGTGTTTAATCATAATGGAACTGGTTGGACTGACTATCTTGGTGGTGGAGAAGCAGATGGACCTTTTACTCAAGGTTATATGCCTCTGGCGAGAATGGTTATCTATGAAACAGATTTACTTTTTATTGCTTGGGATAGTGTCATAAGTTCTTATGACACAAATGGATTATGGAAATTTTTTGATGGAACTGGAACTGGAAGTGGGTTATATAATAACACAGTATATTCTCAGGGTAATATTAATATGGCTGTTGTTTATCATGGAGACTTAATTCTTTTCGGTAACCAAACTAGAGATATTGCTTATTACGATGGTTCTTCATGGCATACACCATTATCTAATAATAAATATGCTTGTTATACATTTAATAACAATCAGTATGCAATTAATCACACTATATATAACGATTCTATTTACATCGTTGGATATGCAAACTCTGTTCTTACTATGTTAGAAGAGGATAATGGTGACGTTAGTGTTTATCAGAGAATTGGATTCTCTGATAATGACAATCCTTTTTTAACAAGAGAAATGCCAACTACAATGACTTCAACTACTTCAATAAAAGTTAATTGTGGTATTCAATTTGGAGACTATCTTGTCTTCGGATGTGATAATGGAGAAGTTTTCTACTATAATACAGCACTGGAAACATGGCACGCATATGACGACGCAGGAACCGGACCTAACTCTATAGGTGTTGGTGGAGCACTAGAAGGAAAAGCAATCTACACAATGCAATATTACTCTGATTGTTTAATTATTGCTGGTGAAACTGGATATATTGCATACTGGAATTCTACAGATGATTCATGGTATGCTTCAAATAATACTCAACAACCTGGAGAGAAAGATTTCAATGGACGTTCTCTTATTGTTGGAACAAGTAATATTATTGCAATGCCAATTATGGAATCAATAGATGAAATTTGCATTGTTTCTAGTGATGGTAGAGTTGGTAGTATGTCTGCTGAAAATGGAATAGATTATCTTGGAGCAACAGTTTCAGGATCTCCAACTACTATCTATTACGATAATGCGACTGCAAGTTACCTTACTTTATCTGAAGTTTACAGTGCAATTGTTATGAAACCAAGAAGCTCTGAGTATAAAGAATATTTAGTATTAGGAAGTAGCGGACAAACAATTTCTTGTGATAACGCAAATGCATGGCAAGCAAACGGAGCCCCTGTAATAGATAATCCATTTACCAACATTGCTGGTACAGGGTTTTCAGGAACCGTGTTTGGAATGGTTCAATTCAAAGGATATTTAATTGCTTTTTCTTCTGGTGGATATGCTTCATGTGATTGGAATGGTGCATGGTCTTCTTATGTACCAGCAGAGATTCAAGATCCAGTGTCTATTTGGAAGGGTAGTTGGAATGGAAATATTCATGTAAGATTCCCAGAACTAGTTTATAAAACAGGACGAAAACCTGATTATGTTTACGAAGCGGATGAAAACTCTGCTTATTTAGGTCTTGCTTATACGAATAGATTAGGTACTACAAGATCATTAGATTTATCTACTTGGCCTCTCCTTGGAGTTACATCAACTGCGACTGGTGAAATTTTATTTGGTAAGACTACCGATAATGATATTTCTACTTTATTTGGACAAGAGTTTTATGAAGTAGTTGCGTTAGATGCTGTTGATACTTCTCATGTTACAAACTTCATGAGGGAGCCTATAACCGCTGTCGCTAGTACAAATGTAATATTTTCAGTGATTGCAAGAAAAGGGACTGCTGATGAATCTGCAGTTCGAATAGATAATCAAAGTGTTAGCAATACAGTAATAGGAACAGCTTTAATTGATTTTACAACTCAATCAGTAACCTCTACAGATAGTGGAGTATTAATAAGTCAGGAGTGGTTTGATAATGATACCGTTAGAATTTATATGCACGTAAGTGGAACTCTCTCAGCTGGACATAACTTGAACTATAGATTATATGCAAATTATGGAACTGGAACTGGGGTTATTGGAGCTTCTACAAAATACATGAGACCTATGGTAACAGATGTTTCTATGACACATAATGTTCCTTGGAATTACAATGTTCAAGCACTAAAAATTATTACTGATACTTCATATACTCTTCCTGAGTCATTTACGATTGTAACAGAATTTACTCCAACGTTTAACTATGACACATCTACATACAATTATATATATTCTTTCTATGAAGATTCAAGCCACTATGCAAGACTGAGTTATTCAACAAATGATTACTTTTATTTTAAATATTATAATGGAGCTTCTGTACAAAATGTTGTAGGCCCGATGACTGGTATTGATTTAAATCAGAAGATTAGAGTATACAATTCAATCAACAGGGCAGCTAAAACAATAACTACCGCTATGTATTTAGAAGAAGATGATTTATTTTTTATAGTTACTTATACGTCATCAATAGCTTTTAATGCTAGTTATATTAATAATCTTTATATTGGTGGTAAGGACACAACTACAACCCAACCAGCAAATACCAACATCTATGGTTTAAAGGTCTACGACGGAATAACATTTGATGGTAGTTATGATACAATAGAAAAGATAGAAGAATTATTTCCAAAAGATTCTGTAGGTATTGTTGGAAGAGATACTAATGGTTTTGAAATGACTAAAATAGATGATACCGGAGTTTATTATAGCGACGAAGGTTCTATTTACACAGGAATTAGATGGATTGAAATTGAATCTGGTGTTGGCGCTTTTGAAACAGATGATTCTATTTATATGATAGATACTACAAGTCAAACTACCACTCTTGATAAGAGAACAGGGGCTTTTGCGACTAAGGATAAAATATTTTATAAATAAAAAGGAGAAAGATATGACACAACAAGAATTGACAGTCATGCAAGAAGAAAAGGGTAAGAATAGATTTAAAAGTAGAACTTTCTGGCTCACAGTTGCATGGTTTTGTTTAGTTCCAGCGTCGTTTGCAGCACAGATTATAATTCCAGATTTTGAATTACCAATCTCTACAATCGTAACACTAGCTGGTTCAATATCACTGATTTATGTCGGTGGTAATAAAGCTGTAAACGCAGCAGAAGTTATGAAACTAGACAAGAAATAAGTAAATAAAAAAGGACACAATTAAGTGTCCTTTTTTTATGCTAGATAGTCTCCTGAAACATACCCGTATTCATCCTCAGATGTTCCGGGGAACTTGATTTTATTCCATCCATCAAGTATTCCAACCTGCTGAGTTTTTTCTCCCTCTCGTAATACCTTCATCCATTCTCCGCCAGGAGTTTCACGTACATTAACATCACCAGTTGCGATAACAATATTTCCATACATAAGATATCTCTTAACATCTTTTTTAAACCTAAGTAATTCACTTGGATGATTAAAAAACCATCTTGGGCAATCCTTCCAACCAACAACTGCATTATGAGTTGTTATATCTTCAACATCTAATCCATATTCTTGTATAAGTGCTCCAGCTAAAGCTACAGATTTTGTCCATGTTTCTTCAGTCATTTGTCCTTCCCAATCAAGGTGAGACATTTCAATTCCAATAGTACAATTATTTGGATAAGAAGAAAGTGATAATCCATAAGCTGTATAAGTTTCACTTCCTACGTGATAAGCCATTTCATCTTGTGGTAGATATTGATAAATATCTCCATCCATCTCTACACAAAAATGAGCTGACCCATATCCATTATTTCCGTCTTTTCTGCTTTCAAACCAATTATAAACACCATTTCCAGTTCCATGAGGACTGGCTAACCAATGAAGGACTATTGCCTTGATTGGTTTTAATTTTGTTCCCGGTCTTGAATATTCATTTGGAGTTAAATACTTTTCAATTATTTTCATCTTCTACATCCTTAATTAATAAATTAATAAAATTATCAGCAGCGTCGTTTGCAATAAGATGTAAATCTCTCTTGTTGATATATTTTTTATCCATATATTTTTTATAGTTTAGATATTCATCATAGAATGCCATAGCTATGTTAGATTTCCATCCGTATCTTAATTCCGGATCTTCTTTCAATCCTTCCACTAATTTTTTTATCATCTTAGAACCTCACTCCTAATCCTAACTTAACACCAAATCCATTATTAACTACATAGTTTCCTTCAAACATTACAGCTAAAGGTGTTCTAGGAATTAATACATTTAAACCTAAATCAATCGCTGTATCATTTACTAACAACCCACCTTGTACATAAACCTGCCACATTTTAACATCAGCTAAACTAATCATGTTATCTAAGTTATCTCTTAATAAACCAATTTCTTCTTGGTCTAATTCTATTCTTTCTTTAGAGAATTCATGAAGCTGAATTTCAGATGAAAGTAATTTATTTGTAGAACTAATTGATTCAATTGCAACTTCTAGCTGTGCAAGAGTTTCGTCGTGTCTTTCTTGAAGAAGCTTATGTGATTCATTTAAATCATCGTATAGAATTTGTGTTTCATCATGAGCAGCTACTTCTTCATAGTAAGCTTTTTCCCAATCTACTTGTGCAAATAAGGGAAGTGAAATTAAAATAAGACTAATTATTATTAATAGTTTCTTCATTATTCAACCAACTTATTTTTTTCTATTTCAGCTCTTCTTTTTTCTGTCTTAATTCTATTTCGTTTATTGACAAGATCTCGAACTTCATCTTTCTTCTTAGCTTTTTCGTTCTCATCTTTCTCAGTACGAACTTTTTTACGAAGTTCGGCAATTACTACCTCATTTTCGGCATATTTGACCTCAATTTTGGCTATTTTAGCGTCAATTTTGGCAATAGCTTCTTTCCTGTCTTTATCATTGTCTTTTGAAACAGCTAAAATACCTTTAGCTTTGTCAATTAATTTGTTCTTTCTTTTAGATCTGACAGACAACCAAACGACTAAAATACCCACAGCGCCAATTCCAACCAGTACTAATATTCCTGTTATACTCATTTTTTTATATCTCCTTCAATTCTTGCTTTCATAGAAGTTTTACTTGCTCCCGCAAAATCTCCTTTAAAAGCATTAGCGTCTTGTGCCCATCCACCACCTTTAAAGTGAGTACCTGCCCCACCTGTAATAACTCTTTTCATTACAACTTCAACGCATTTTTCGCAATATATAACTGGGTCTTCTAACATTGAATGATTGATTTCTTTTTCTTCCCCACATTTAGGGCATATATAGTCATAAAACATAACTACTCCTTTATTCTGTATATATGGAGTAAAGGTAATAATAACTTATAATAAAGGGAAAAAATATGACATTACAAGAAATGCTAAAAGAACGAAAGGGAATGAGAAATAATCCTCAAGAAAAAAGAGATGGAACTGGACCTCACGGAAGAGGTATGGGACCAGGAAAAGGAAAAAAAGATTGTTCTGGTATGCAAGCAGATGGTGCTACATATAAAGAGTATCTTGGTGCTATGTTAAACAAGTTTGGAAAGAAATCAGTATTAAAGCTTTCTCCTAAAGAGAGAAAAGAGTTAGACGCTGGATGGAAAGCAAAGGACGAATAAATGGATTTTTCAGAAATACTAACAGATGAACTATTTGAAGCAACAGGCAAAAATTTATTATTGTTAGATATAGATGATACTTTATTAACAGCACAAGGAATTAAAATCTGGAGAAAACTTCCAACTGATAAATCAGAAGTTGGATTAACTCCTGCTCAATATGCTGAAGAGCCAGTGTCTCCGGATACTAAAAAGTATTATGATTATAGAGAATTTAGAGACCCAGTGAAGGTCGGTAAATCAATCACTACAGGTATTCCAATTGTAGGAAATTTACAAACTATGGATAGTTATATCAAGAATGGATGGGATATCGGTATCCTTACTGCTCGTGGTATGGAACCCATTATTTTTAAATCTATCAAACAATTCCTTAAATTCAAGCAAGGCGCAGACCTTAAACCCATTGGAGATAAACTCGTTAGGGATTTGGTATTTGCCATTAATGATGACAACAAGAAATATAAAGGTGGTACTGACTTCACTAAAAAAACTGAAGTGATGAAGGGACTACTTAAAAAATATGATAGAGTTTGGTTGATTGATGATGACAAGAAGAATTTAGATGCTATCAATAAACTAAGAGAGGAACTAAAAAGAGTTGGAGATAATAGGCATGGAAAACTCCGGGCTATAATGGCAAGGGGTAAGAAGTAAATGTTAAAACTTTGCTCTGTTTGTAAAAAAGAAAAAAATATAGAAGATTTCCCAAAAGAAAAAAGATTAAAATCTGGATATTCTTCTAGGTGTAAAGAGTGTAGAGATATTTATTTAAAGAATTATAGAAACAATTTAAAAAATAAAGAAAAAGCAAAAGAATATTCCGTTAAATACAGAAAAGAAAACTTTGAAGAGTTATATGAAAAAAAGAAAATTTATCTTAAAACAGAACTTGGAGAAAAAAGTAGAAAAAAAGCAACCTCTAAATATAATACTTCAATCAAAAGAAAAGAAGGTTCTTTAAAAAAATATAATAACTCTGATAAAAGAAGAGAATATGCTAAAGAATGGGTAAAAGAAAAACGCAAAAATGACATTAACTTTAGATTAAAACAATCAATAAGTTCTAATTTAAACTCACAACTTAAAAAAGTTTTTCTTAAAAAAAATGGAAAACAAACAATAAAATATTTAGATTATAATATTGAATTAGTTGCATCTCATTTAGAGAAAATGTTTGATGAAAAAATGTCGTGGAATAATTATGGAAGTTATTGGAATATTGATCATATTATTCCACAAGTTTTATATAATTATAAAGATAATAATGAAATAAAAAAATGTTGGGATTTAAGAAATTTAAGACCTTTAAAAAAAGAAGATAATTTTTCTAAAAAAGATTTTTTATTTTTAAACCTTATAGAAAAATATAATATAGATGATTTACTTCCAGTAGGAGAGATATAATGAAAATTAATGATTTAGTCGAAATGGCTATTCCTGTAGCACAGGGTGAGAAAGTTTGGAAAGAAATTAATGATCTCCTAAACCAAGATAAATATAAAGAAGCTGCACAAAAATTCATTGATGCTGGTGGTAATCCTCGTGGCGCAAAACGAACTTGGAATGTAGCACAAGCTAATACAAAAATTGCAGGTGGAAAAGTTCCTGGCCCTATCTATGGAATAATTGACGCAAAACACGATTATGATAAATTCCTCGCAGCAATGCCAGGAGATGCATCTGCTCCTAAGAAAAATAAAGTCAAACAAAAAGATCAAGACCCAGATACCAGAGCAGAAGAACAGGCACTTTCTTACAAGACGATGGCTGACAAAAGAAAAGTTCAATCTCTTCAAGTTAAAGATGGAACTGCAGCTGGTTCTGATCTCGCAAGAAAAATGAGTAAGAAAGGAGATAATGATCCTGCGAAAACTCTTGAAGCCGACTCTAAAAGATTTGGTGATGTCGCTAAAGGTATTACAGAAATTAAGAGATTAGAAGCAAAAGACGCAGATCCAGATCAAACAATGACACCAGCAGATAGAAAGAAACTTGCTACACTTAAAAGAGAAACTCTTGAATATAGAAGTAAAACAGCACTTCCCGATGAAGCCAAAGCAGAGTTTGCAAAAGCTGAAACTTCTAAACAACTTGAAACAGCTCTTAAAAAGTATATTAAGAAAAAAGTAAGAGTTGATGATAGAGAAACTGTTGTTATGCTTCTTAATAAAATAAGAAAAGTTTCTGCTAAAGCAAAAGCTGTTGAATTACATTTGTTATTAAAACAAGTCTTTAGAAACAAAAATAATCAAAAATCAATTGATGATTTAATTGCAAAGTATGAAAAGAATGTAAATATTGGAATAGCTCATCTTAAAGGTGTTGATAAAGTATTAGATAAATACAATGCAGGAAAAGATATTTCCAGTAAAGAACTTGAAGGTCTTTATAAAGAAGTAGTTAAGATGCTTCCTGATATGAGCCAGAATAAGAAATATGATCTTAAAGGATTTAGCACCTATAGTGCTACCGCTAAGAAACTAAGTGATTTTATCGATAAGAAAGTAGAACCAACCGCAGATGACTTAGAAGAGTTATTAGATGGATTGGCTAATTATCATAACAATTTAAAACCAAAAAGAAAGAAAAACATAAAAGAGGATATTTTATTCAACCTTATTTAATTGACAATAAAAGAATAAAGTTGTATACTTTAGACAGGAGCATCATTTGTCTGAACCACAAGTTATTAGAAAAGTAGTTGTTAAAAGAAAGATAGGAAACAACAGAGAAAAAGTCGGGATTACATATGAAGAATTGAACCAGTTAAAGCAATGGGTTTTAACTGGTTCTTTCACTAATGAGCTTTGTTCAGATCAAAATAAGATTGATTTCAGCAAACTATATTTACTTCGACGAGCTGTATTTTCAGAGCCTCGACAACTTAATAAAATTTTATTAGATTACTCGCTTATTACAACTAAAAAAGATACGCTCTTTTTAGTTCTAATCTTTTTGTCTTCTGGCAATTTTCAAGCAAAGAAATGTTTTAAAGAAAGTTTTAATAAAATAATTAAAACACCTAATGATCTCTATAAATTCTTTTCTCTATTAAAGAGATATAGAGGGATGGGAAGTATCATTCACGTCGCAGTTAAAAACTGGTTCAACTCCACTGATATTAGATTACTCGAAAGAATGTTCGTTCTTGAAAGATCTAAATATAGTTGGTCTGCTCAGGACGTAGTAAGATTAATTAAATTAAAACCTACAGATAAAAAAGAAGGACTTCTTCTTAGATGGTTGGCTATAGATGGTATAGATTTTAATGATCAACAAGACTATTTAAATTATCTTCCTTTGGTTCATGCTTATGAAACTATGAGACATCGAAAAAATGATATATCAATCCAAGAGATGATGTCAAAACTACAATTTGATTATAAAGCTATCCCAAGCAATGTAAGTAGGACTAAGAGTTTGACTAAGAAAATCCTTGAAACTAAAAACATAACCCAGCAACTACATTTTTTAAAAAAACGTTATCGCGACGGAGAAGCTATCTCTGCTGTCTCAAAAGGACTTGACGAACTCAGAAAAAATCAAGGCACTTTATCGATGGATGTTATAGATCAACTCTCAATTTATGAGGAAATGATTAATAACAGAATATCCACTAAGATACTTGATGATATGTTATACTTCATTGAATTGAAACTTAAAGAAATGAACCGCGAAAATGTTATTAGTATTGTTGATATGAATACTAATATGTATAATAAGAAAAATAGTTTCTTTGGTATAACCCCTGCAGTAATTGCATCCGCATTGTCAAGTAGCCATGAACGCGTTTTTACATTTTCTGGTAGAGAAAAGCTCAATACTACTGATAGAGAGATACTTGAAGCAGAAGGAACTCTTGAAACAATTAAACATATTAATATAGATAAAATAGGAAAAGAAATCAAAGAACATCCAAAAAACATTATCATTTGGACTAACAGAGAATACCTTAAAGATTTAGAGAAAGATGTAAAAATTCTTAGTATGATTTATAAGAAAAGTAATGTTTGTCTTATGAATATGAGAAACGCTAAACTAAAAAATAGAGATCCTAATTACTATGTGATTAATGGTTTCGACAAAAACACAAAAAAGCTAATTAAGTTAGTTGAAAAAGGGATGGGAGTATGAGCAGAGAGGAGTACTTAAACCAGTCGAAAATCAAAAGAGACAGAACAACAGCAGATGATGTTCGTGATGTCTTTAATGGGATGGCAGATTTAATTGATGTTAAAAATAAAAGATATGGCGATAGTGTCATGCAACCCCTTGGAGTATTCAGTAGCCATGTTTATCATGAGAATACTGAAAGTCTCAATGGGGTGTTAATTAGACTTGATGATAAACTAAAACGAATTAAAAACTCAAAAGAGTTGAGAAAGAATGATGTTTCAGACCTTATAGGATATCTTGGATTTCTATGCGTAGAAAAAGGCTGGACTAGTTTTGAAGACCTCATAGACTAATAGATTGTTTGCTTCATATATATTATATTAAGGAGCAAATATGTTCAAGCAAAGTAAAGATAATAAAAATAGCTACAAGTTTAAGGCTGGGAACAAAACGATTGAGGTCGTCTTTTTTGAAGATGATAATAGTTCCGAGCTGTATGACGAAAGTGATCCTGGGAACACAGGTTTTATTTTTAGTGATAAGAAGCAACTCATAAGTTTTGTTAATGGCCTAACCGATGTAGTAGAAAGTCGTTTAGGAGAATAGTTATGAGTACATTAAAGAATATAGTTGATGAAGTAATTTTAGAAGCAAAGGCAGAAAGTCTAAAACTCTTTTATGACGTAGATGTTTTCGTTCAAGAATTTAAAGATGAAGAACCAGAACCAGAAGCTGAGCCAACAATTGAACCAGCAGCAGGAACCACAGTTCCAACAGAACCAGTTCCTGTAGCCACAACCCCACCAGACAATACACTTCCACCACCAGCAGAAAGTTTTGACGATGAAGGTAATTTACTTACCGAAGCAATAATTAAAGCAAAAGCAAAAGGTGAGTTAATAGTTCCAAAAGAAGCTGCGTTGAACATTCAAACAGTTCAGGACTTAGTGGATTATCTTGGAGACCAATCACACTCAGAACAATCAACAGTGCAGAAAATCCTTAATAAGAAAGGAAACATCAAAGGAAAGAAAATCATTTCACCAGAAGTCCAAGAGATCATCTTGATCCTTGCGGGTGTTGGTGGTGAGAAAGAACTTGGAGATATTGTAGATAAAGGTGATAAGGTTATAGTCGATATTGATTATGGTATAGAAAAACAGAATAGTATCGGATTTAAAGTAAATAAAAACGCAGGAACTGATGTGTTTAGCATTATGATGAAGAAAGATGGCAAAATATTGCCAGGTAAGTTTGACCAAGCGTTGTTAAATAAACAAATTCTTTATTTTAGAAATACACTAGAAGACTAATGTATGCCGACAACTAAAAAAAAGAAACCTAAATCAAATAATTATTTCGACGAAGTAAAAGTTACCACATGGATAGTAGAATATCAGCGCTCAGCGATTAGAGAAATCAACAGCGAGGGAGTAGAAACTGTCGTTTGGAAAGATAAAGTCATAGAAGAAAAGATTATGTCTGAGGTTATAAAGATCGTCAAGGCAATCATTCAAGTCTATCGATATTATATCTTTGAAGATTATGATGATTGCTTACAACATGGTTCTATGTCTTGTTATCAAAATTTTATGAAGTGGCACAAAGAAAAAGGAACAGCTTTCAATTTCTTTTCAATCATCTCAAAAAGAAGTTTGTTGAATTATACAGATAGAAGAAAAAAACATAGAAACCATAATGATATTGCAGAACATGTAGATCTTTATGACAGCAAAACAATGAACTTTGATTTTTACCTTGAAGAGTTTCGCGATAACTTAATTGAAATTGTCAATAATAACTTTGTTGGAAAAAAAAGAAAAGGCTTCATTGAAATTTCATTAATACTTATAGACTACTTGTTTAAAACAAAAAAGTTTGTAAGTAAAACTGATTTTTATTCTTGGGCACGTTCTTATGGAAAAAGAAGTATTGACATAAGAGAGTTTATGAAAGCCATGAGAGAGCATGGAGCTGAACTCTTTGGAGATGCTGAAGCTGAGGATTAACTATGAGAATTGAAAATTTGATAGAAGGCATTGGAGAAAGGAAACTTTATCATTATACTAATTTTTATGCTTTAAAAGATATTTTAGCGTCGAAACAATTGAAAGGTTTTAAGTATAAGATAAGAGGCGATGAAGGCTATCAAATAGCTACTGTTCGTCCAAGTATGGCAAATAAAAAGAATATAGGACAATTATCAAAAGGAACCGATGAACAAGAAGTTAGAATAATTATTAATGCTTCTAAGTTAAGTGATAATATCCGTGGAACTAAAATTAGATCAATTGCAGAATACCCAAAAGAAGATACAGAGAAGTTCAAAAAACTATTGGGTAGTAGAAGTAAAGAAGTAAATTCTTTTATAAAAGAAATAAACGCTTACGCTAAAAAATATCCAGAATATAAAAACAGAAATACTCCTAAAGGCCTTAGAGATATAGAAAAAATCTTAAAGAGATATGGAGTTGATAAAAAAGAAAAAGAAGAAGCTTTAAGATTTCAGTTGGGACTTTCTCATTACTCTGTTAATAGAGAAGGCGAAGAAAGAATTAATATTAAAAAAGACCATATACCTTTAAGCCCTAATTTTATTAAAATAGAATTACTAAAGAAACCAGCTGGTGCTTGGGTAAGAAAAATGGTAATGGATAATAGACATTACTTTGTTAAAAATAAAGTATTAGAAGATTTGTTAAAGGAAGAATAGTATGAACTTGAAAGAAGCAATCGGTGAAAGGGAACTTCATCATTATACAGATTATAATTCCTTAGAAAGTATTTTAGATGATGGATTTCTTAAACTTGATTATTATGAAGGAACTAAGGATGGAGAAAGCCAACTTTCCTTAGTTCGCCCAGGAATGGTAAATAAAGAAAATTTAAAAAATTTATCTTCCGGAGCTACAGGTGGAGTTAAATTCATTATTGATGCTTCAAAGATGAGTGATACTGTTCGTGGTGCAAAAATTAAAACAATTGCAGAGCTTCCTATTATGTTCAAAAGACAGATAAAGAGTATGATGAATTATGGTAGGGGAAAAGATGTAGATAAGATGCTTAAAGAGATGGAGACTTTATCAAAAAAATATCCAAAGCTAACTACTACCCTACTTCCTTCTGGAACCACAAACGAAGAAATGAAAAAATACTTAGGGGATAAAACTTCTGCTGAGTTAAATAAATTTATGTATAAATGGGATATGGACAAGTATCCCACTACTTTCCTAAATGCTTACAGAAGATATAGAAAAAACTCAAGAGAGAGAGAAGGCGAAGAAAGACTTACATTAAAAAGTAAGAATAGGCTTCACGCAAGACTTCCTTTAAGCACAAAGTTTATGAAAATCGAACTGACAAAACCTTATCAAGCAGATAAGTTCTATAAAGAAATGTTAGCAAAAAAAATAAGAAAGAATAAAAACTTATTTGTTATGAATGATATCTATAAAGATATAGTAAAGAAGAAGGATTAAACTATGAACTTAGAAGAAGCAATTATATATGACTATATCGGAGAAGGAACACTACTTCATTTTACAAACCCAAAACAACTTATATCAGCCCTTAAAAAAGGAAAGATTTATGTAGGTAGAGATGGACTGAAAACTATAAGACCATCAGCTGCAACTAAAGACAATATTAGCGATCTTCATGGAGAACGAGATAGACCTGGCTCTTATCAAACAAAAGACGTAAAAGATTTTGGTTGGGATAAATTTCATGGTAAGTTTAACGCAAGAGAAGAACAACAGATTTATGATAGTGGAAAAGATTTTGTTAAAATAGTCATTGATGGTTCAAAGCTAAAAGGCGGAGAAGCAAGAGGGCTTAAAATTGAAAAGAAAAATGAAGACAATAAAACACTCTTCAATAAAGTAAAACACTTTATTGGTTCATATAGAGATGATGACGCTGAAATGTTTATAAAAGAAGTATCTCCTTTTATCAATAAACTACATACAAGTAAAGGTGGAAAGAAAGCAAGTTTAGATGAACTCTATAATTCTATCCCAGAAAAACTTCAGAAAAGTTTAATCAAAAAATATGGTGGAATAAACCATAGAGGAAATGTAATGTCTGCTCTTCAAGCTGCTTATAATTATAGAGGAGTTTCAAGAGAAAGAAAAGGAACTGAAGTAATTAACTACAAAAAGAAAAGTAAGTTTTCTTCTATTCCTTTAAATCGTAAGTATATGAAGATTGAATTCCTGAAAAAACCTACAATGAAAGGAATGGGGCTTATAGAATTAGCAAAACAAATAAAAGACAATAAGAAACTTTTTAAGAATAATGCAATTTTAGAAAAAATCATTAAAGACGCTGATGCTATGGAAAGAGGCGAAAAGCCAAAAAGAGAAAAAACTCCTATCAAACCAAAGAAGAAAACTGTAAAAGAAAAAAGTGCATATCACGATGACGATAAAAATGACAAAAAAGGATTTAGAACATTTTAATGGAAGACGCAGTAAGAAGGTATTATGACACTAAAGTTAAATGCCCTATATGTAATAGGAAAGTTGTAGAAACCTTTTTATCACCACCTCAGTATGTCCCAGGTAGGGAATATTCTGATAGGGTGAATGTTGTTCTTTGTAATGAATGTGGATGGCGGGGAAAAGTAGATGAACTTAGAAGATGATAAAATAGACATTGATGCAATTATGGCTGAACTTGAAAGTGATACAACTGAAATAGAACCTATTGCCAATGTAGTTGCGGAAATTGAAAAAGAAGCAGCAGAAGTTCCTGTAGTAAAAGATGAAGATGCAATAGATTTAGAGGTAGAGGGAGAACTCTCACAAAGAATTGTGAAGAACTCTTTGAATGTAATCAACGCAGCAAAAAGTGTTTATACTTCATTTTCCGATGATGTATTTAAGGGAAATGATCGGAGCACTTCCTCTAAGGAAGCAATGCTTAGGGCCTTAGATGTTCAGAATAGTGCCAATAAAAATATGATTGACTTAGCTAAAGTGTTAGCCAATAAAGACAAGAACGGAACTAACATATTAATCAATACAATTTCAGAAAAAAAGGCTGGAGTTAATTTTTCTAATATGAAGGATAGTTTTAATAACTAATAACTAAACTCATTATACCTTTTTCTTTTGCTAAATCAATAGTGTGTTTCGTGCCTTTCGACACTCCATCCCAAAAAGCTATTAGATAATCTGCTTGAGCAATTATTTCTGCGTTTCTTATTCTTCCAGCTGACTTACCTAAATTCTTCCAATCTGCTGGATATTCTTTAAAAGAAATAAAGTTTTCATTCGCAAATTGTTTTGCTAAACTATCAGCACCCTTAGCTCCACCTGATATAATACAATCACCTTCAGGAGCTACTGAAGAAAATAACACTTCTTCTAACTTATCATAGTCGTTAAAGTCTCGACCACCAACTATAGCTATATTCATCGTGCTTCTTCTTTTTCTCTTTCGTCCAACCATTCAGAATATGAAAGAAGCTTTTCATCATTACAATTGCAAGGTTTATATCCTATCATGAGTTCTTCAAATATAACTCTTGCACATTCCCTTCCAGTCATTCGCTCTAATCTCTCGGTTTTTATACTATCCCAGAAATCATCAAAGTTTTTATAAATCATATTTTTTCTCCCTAATTAATTATACCAAATTATTCTTTTATTGTCAAGAAAGAGAAAGTAAAGTTAATATATATAGGTGAGATTATGACAATAAAAGAAATACTAACAGAAACATTTGTTGATTACTACAAATTCTACAATAAACAATTCCCTGTTTATAAAAATCCTACATCGAACGAGATAAGAGATTTAGTCAAAGAAACAAAATCTAAAGGTCTTAGATGGCTGGTCGATATTAAAACGAAAGATGTATATGTTTTTTCTGACAAAATAATGCATTATATAGCTTGGTCAAAAATGAACAATATTAATGATCCCAAAGTTTTTAATAAAGTGAGTATAAGAGGACATGCTGATAATAGAGGTAAAATAAAAAAAGGTGATGGAGAGGATTGGAATAAGAGAATGCCAAAAGGTATTACAGAAAAAGAAGTTCTTAAAATTGCTAAAAAAGGAAATATTACTCTATGACAATAAAAGAAATACTAACAGAAACATTTGAGGACTACGCTAAAGCTCCATACTCTAAGAAGGTTTATGGTATCTATAAAAACCCTACGAGTAATGAGCTTAGAGATTTAATCAAAGAAGAAAAACCAATAAGCTTTAGAGTGCTCATAGATAAAAAGAAGAAAGATATTTATGTCTTTAATAGCGATTTATTACATGCTGAAGCCGCTAAGAAAATATTTGGTTTTACATCAGTAGGAAAACGAGATAGATTTCATCATGGTATTGCCAATAAAGCAGGCACTCTCAGAAAAAGAACTTTCTTAAATGATGCTGATATTAAAGAAGTTGCAGATTGGCTAAAGCCACCAATGAAGATGGAAAGCTAAAATGAATTTTATAAATATATTAGACAGCTTATATGAAGAGTTTGCTGAGTATGGCAAAAGTAGTAATGATAAAGGCAAAGGTTCTTATGCTATCTATAGCGACCCTACTAAAAGAGAAATGGGACAAATAATCAAAGAAGAAAAACCAATTGGGTTTAGACTTCTTGCTGATAAAAACTCTAAAAAGGTTTATCTCTTCAATGCTAATATGTTTCATAACGAAGCAATTGTTGCATTAACAGGAAAATCAGATCAAGGCTCAAGTAGATGGGTTCGGGGATATGCTAACTTATATGGTGAAATTGAAGAGTTTTATCCAGTAGGAGAAGTATTGAACATAATTGACTGGGCAGATAAAAGTCAAGCTCTTACATGGCCTAATAAAACAGAAGATAAAAAAGATTATCTTGAAGTTAAAAAAAAGAAAGACGATGAACAGAAAAGATTAAATAAAGAACTTAAACCAAGTTTAGAAAAATCCCTTAAAAGACTTGAAGATAAAAAGAAGAAACAAAAAGAAGAAGATAAGAAAGCTATGGGTGAAAGCACATTAGGTTCTATATTAGAAAGCTTTGTTGATTTTGGTAAGAATAGTTCTTATGGTTCTCATAAGAAAACAGATTATGGCATATATAAAAATCCAACAAGTAAAGAATATAGAGATTTAATGAAAGAAACTGATTTCAAGGGATTTAGAATACTTGTTGATAGAAAGAAAAAAGATTATTATTTATTCAGCTCAGAACTATTACATGACGATGCTGAATTAGCAGTATATAAAAAGAATTATACTACTGAAAGAGGTGGTAATTACTTTAAAGGGTTTGCTAAAAGAAATGGAGAAATAATGTTCTTTCGTTTAATGGACCCAAAGATTGAAAGAGAAGTAAGGCCATGGATAACAAAAGGCCCATTGACTTGGCCTATAGAAGAAGGTAGATAATGAAACTCGTAGATGCAATTAAAGCAACACATGGAGAACTTGGAATAAAGAAAGCAATGAAGTTTGCTGAAAAGAAACATGAAGGACAAATAAGAAAGTTTGATAAAGAACCTTATGTTAAACATCCAAAAAGAGTTGCTGAAATCCTAAGAAAATATAAAAACTCAAAAGAAGTTTATAAGCTTGTCCAAGCAGCTTTACTACATGACACAATCGAAGATACTCCAACCTCCGCTAAGGAGTTAAAGAGAAAGTTCGGTAAGTTGGTTGCCTCTTTAGTTCAAGAACTTTCAAGTGATAAGAAAGACATGGTAGAGAAAGGTGGTAAAAGAAAATACTTAGCTCACAAAACTCAAAACATGTCATCTTGGGGTTTGGTTATTAAACTCGCTGATAGACTAGATAATGTTTCTGACTTCAAAACCGCATCTCCCGCTTTTGTTAAGAGTTATGGAAAACAAACTAATTATATCTTAGACGAACTTGAAAAAAATAGAAAACTATCTGGAACTCAAAAACGATTGATTGCAGATATTAGAAAGAAGATGGCTGAAGTTTCCAAATAACATATATAATATCTAAGGGAGACTTATGGCACTTTCACCACAAGAGAAATCTTTCATTGCTTCAATTGAAGCAAAGATAAGAACTTATCAAATAAGAACAACTCTAAAAGAATGCTTTGAATACTCAGCAAACGCTTTAGTATATACAATCTATAATACAGATACCCCTGAGCTTGTTGATGCAGGAATAGAACTCTTCCTAATAAGAAAATCTTACTCGTATTTCCTTAACAATTACGCAAGAGTAGATATACCAGGCTTGGGAACTATTGCAATGGAACCTTATTACTTTCAAACAGAAATGTCAAAAGAAATAATGGACTATAGAAAAGTCGTTCTCGATAAAACCAGACAATGTTTAACAGAAGAAAATTTTGTTATGACAAATAATGGTTATAAATCTATTAAAAATGTTAAAGTAGGAGAATTAGTAGAAACCAAAGCTGGAAACAAAACTGTTTTTGTTCCAGTTGAAAGAACTTATAAAAATGGAAAAAGGCAAGTTTGTAGAATTTTAACAAACTCAGGTGCAGAGATAAAATCTACATTAGATCATTTAATACTTACTCCTAGTGGATATGTTGAAGCTCAAAGTTTATCACTAAACGACGAAATTATTTCTATTGTAAACAGTAAGGAGTTTGGTGATTTTAAACTAGAAAACGATAATCACGCTGCGCTTATAGGATATTATCTCGCTGATGGTAAAAGCAATCAACCTGTATTTGTAAGCACAAACACTGAATATATTAATGAAGTGTTGGAAATAGGAAAGACTTTTAAGAATTGTTTTCCTTATGTATATAACAGACCTCTTGTTGATAATCACAAACAAGGATACGATGTAAGATTAGTATCAAGAACTAAATCTAATAAAATAGAAAGGCCGATATTAGATTTTATGAGAAAATATAATTTGCTTAAAAAGTCTAACGATAGAATATTAACAAAAGACCTAATGAACCTTAATGAAAAACAAATGTCTATTTTTATAAATAGACTTTTTGCTGGTGATGGATATATTACTTACAATAAAGACAAAAGAAGAACTAATTATATTCAATACGAAATAGGATTAGGAGCACCTAACTATACATTATTAAAACAACTTGAATATATATTACAAACAAAATATGGAATTCATTGTTGGATACACGAACAATTTGGAAAAAAACAAACACAACAATTTTGGAAAATAAGAATAACTCAAAAAAAATCTATAATTGATTTTATAAACAAAATAGGGATAAAAGGAAAAACAGATACACAAGAAATAATAAATCTAATTTCAAAAGAAAAACCTCATAAGTCTAATCAATCTTTTGAAAAAATAAGAAAGATAGAAGTTTTAAAAGAAGAAGAAAATGTTTATGATATAACAACTCCAACAAGTAATTTCTTAACTAATGGTTTAATGGTTCATAATAGTGGATTATCTACAATCTTTGCCCTGTATAGTTTATGGAGAGCACACTTCTTTCCTGCTGAAATGATTGATGTTGTTTCAGTTAAACAAAAGAAAGCACAACAATTCGTAAAGAAAATTTATTCAACTTTAAACAACTTTCCGGAATGGATGAAAACTCCAGTTAAATATCAAAACCAACAAGAGATTACTTTCCAACATAAAAACTCTACATCAACAATACTCTCTGAAAGTCAATCGGAAAACGCAGGTAGAGGTGACTCTCTTTCTGTGTTAGTTTTAGATGAAGTTGCCTTCTATCAATCAGAAAGAATGGCAAGAGAAATCATTGCTTCTGCACAACCAACCCTAAACAAAACTGGTGGGCAAATCATTTTGATTTCTACACCCAATGGGGTTGCGGGTAAAGGTGCCTATTATTATGAACAAGTAGTCGCAGCACGAGGTGGCGAATCTAAAGATACTAAATATCTTGAAATTGATTGGTGGGAAGTTCCTGACGATGAAAGAATTAACGGCCCCAATAAAGGCTATAATGATATACTTAAAAAAGCTATCAAAGAAGGCTATTATTATAAACCACACATTAAAGCAAAATATAACGAATTCTTTAAACCAATCTCAAGAGAAAAATACTTGGATAACGCTTGGCTAAAAGCAGCTCATCAGGACTTAGGTGCTGCTAAGTATCGACAAGAAATCCTACATGATTTTATTGTCGCTGGAGATAAAGTTTTCTCTGAGAATATACTTGAAAAAGTTGAATCAAAAGTTGTAGAACCAATCATTAGAGATGTAGTTGGAACTTCTGAATATGTTGGCTGGTGGCAGTGGAAAAAACCAATTCCGGGCCATCGTTATATAATCGGAGTTGATGTCTCAACCGGAACCAGCAATGACTACTCAACAATGCAGATACTTGACGTAGCAGAATACGAACAAGCGGCAGAATATAAAGGACATATGTCTACAGCAAACTTTGGTAGATTTATTAAAAAAATTGCTTTATATTACAATGAAGCTTATCTCATAATAGAGTGTAATAGTATAGGAGAAGCAATTTTTAATGAAGTTTATTATTCTGATATAGATCCTTATAATAATCTATATAAACAAAAGAAAACTAAAAATGGCATCACAAGACAAACCGGATGGATCACAGATGTTAAAACAAGAAAACTTCTTACCAACGATTTTATTGATTGGATTTCAGTTGATGATTTGTTTGATACATTAAAAATCTATAGTAAAAGATTATGGTTAGAACTTTCAACTTGGATTTGGTCTGGTGGCAATAGACCTGATCATAGTGATGGTTCCCACGATGATACAATCATTGCAATGGCTTTAGCGCTTTACAATAGAAGTAAGGCGATCAACTCCGGAGAATCGTTTCTTATCACGGATAGTGGAGAAGTTATAGAGTCCGGGGGTAAAGATAATGGTGAGGGACTTGATAATAGTAGAAAGGATACTTTCGACATTATAGAGTCCGAAGCACCCGACGATGATATGTTTCAAGAAAGATTTGGATGTTCTAAATCTGATTATGATTGGTTGATTGGTGGATTTAATTAATGTTAGAAGTTCAAGAAATTTTGGTAGATGAAACTATTGTAGATTATGGAATTAAATATGAATTTCATAGTGGAGACAATAAGATTACTTATGATATAGTTTCTATGAATATAGAAGAGTTTCATACTTTCAGTCATAGTAATAATGATTATGAAGAATATAATCTTATTATGGACAATGCAACTACTGAAATTAAATCTATTGCCGGGATGGATTGGAATATTGAATTTGGAAATGACATACCAAACATTGTGAAAATCTTTCGAGTGTTTGAATTTGTTGGACAACGATATGCAGAAATCTATAAACCGGATGTTATTTATTATAGATTTGAAGATGTTAGAATGCACGAAGCATATAGAAGATGGATTGAAGTAAAGAAATATGTTTTATCATTCACAGGTAAAGACATTGCTATTTATTATAGAGAGATAGAAAATGAAGTATAAGAACAAAACAGATGAAAGGTTAAGAGATAGACTTGAGAAAACCGTATCTACTGATAAGATTGTTTCAAGTAATAAAATGAAAAAATCAAGAAGCTCTTCGCGTGCTGCTAGTTTTAATATAGGAAAAATAGTTAATAAAACTAGTGAGTATGATAAGACAATGGAGAAGGCAGAAGATAAAGTCAATCCAGATGTTGAAGTTAAGAAAGAAATGAAAGTAATACAGCCTGTAGTTAAGATTTTTAACAAGGGCAATATAACATATATTAAATATAAAAACAATGACATTATGGTTAGTCAATTACCGAAATTGGCAAAGACAGATGCTGACATAAAAGCTTTAATTGATAGTATTAATGTAAAGAAAGCAGCAATGAATGACACTGGAAGCTTTAATAGCTTCCTGCTTAAACAGTATTCCTAGGAGTAATATATGCCACTAATAGATGGAGTTGAAGTATTCAACGACGAAAAATCAGCAAGAGAAATACAGAGACAAGTCAATGCGATTTCTGATCTACCTCAAGATTTAAAGACAGATGTTGATACAAAAGATATTAATCTTAGTGATGATAATGACAATGTAGATTATAGTATTTTCTTTGATGAGAATGAATTTGGTGAAGGAAATACATTAAATAACAGAAGAGATGCTTATGATACTTTCAATGAAATGGATACAATGGAATTCATTCATAGAGGTATTGAAATCATTTCAGATGATGCAACACAGCCTAATGATTCCGGTGATGTAATGAAGTTTGTTTCAGACGATGAAACACTTAAAGATGTTCTTGATCAATTGTTTATTAAAAAGTTAGATATGAACAATGAGTTGTGGTCTATCTTTTATGAGACAGTTAAGATGGGTGATAACTTCTATGAAGTTATTCCAGATGATTATAAAAAACCAAAAGAGATTCGTCGTATCAGATACTTAGAACCTGACAAAGTTGATAGAATTGAAAAGAACGGAAAACTTTCTCATTTTACTTATAAAGTAACTCGTAATGATAAAGCCAATGATGGTAGTAGAAACGCAGTAAAAGAAACTATGGAATATAAATTATTTCCTTGGCAGATAATTCATTTCAAAATTGAGAATAAAGTCCATGCACCTTATGGTGGTTCATTACTTGAAGCTGGTGTAAGAACTTATAGACGACTTGTAATGCTAGAAGATTTAATGCTTGTTTATAGAATAAGTAGAGCACCAGAAAGAAGAGTATTCTATATTGATGTTGGTAA